TTGCAACTCAACACACGCAAACCCTATAAATATAGGCCTCTGCTCGCTATTTATGCATAGTAGATATGTGCAACGAAATGTCTGATTGCCAACGATTCCGAAGGTTGGTTTGGAGCGTCTATCAACATAGGCTGATTCGATAGATGGCAGCTATCGAGACGCAAGCTTTGCAGTTTCTATTCAATATAGATATACTGCGACGTGCTTCTCATTATAAATACGAGGCTGAAGCTATGATGGGTCTGGCTATATGGATGTTGGCATCGGTGGTCTTTACCATTGGGTATCTAACACGGGTCGCACTGGAACGAATCAACTCACACTTTAGGGAGACGAATGATGCGCAAACAACTGTTGACTCCACGGCAGAAACAGCAGCTGCAGAGCAAACTGCTGTCGGGGGAATACTCCGACGACGATGCAATGGAGCTTGTTCTCTGGCTGCAAGCGCGAGCGCGCGGTTACTGTGAGTGATGATTGGGTCTATCAAGTAGTAGATGCAACCTTTCGCACCTTCTTCAATACCTTCAAGCTGGCCAGCATTCGAGTTCGGTTGTTGGCTGCCAAAGCTCTGTTGAAGTTGGTACGGAATTACCTTGAACAACTGGAGGAAGAATTGAATGGCTAAGCGAACCATGAAAGAGATAGTTGGCGCCAAGTACAATCTGACGGCAGCGCGGGAGCGGATGAAGATGTCGCAACCCGCATACTCTGAGCATATCGGAGTATCACAGGGAACCATCAGCCGTTGGGAGAGCCTTGAGACAGCGCCGCAGGTTGTGCAAATGTACAACGCGCTGTACCTGCGTTTTGTTGGCAAGAAGGATAGCAAGAAGGTGAAGAAGGCCAAGCGGTTGGCAGTTCGCACCAAGCTTGGCGCGCTGACTCCATCGGAGAAGAAAGAGGAGCCCGCAAATGAGCCCCGCACAGAACAGACTATATAGAGCCGCTCAGTTTCTCATTGATCGCCAGGACGAACGGCGCCGGGCTTACGAAGCTTTGATAGCGGCGCAACACGCTGAGGATTTAGCACATCATGAACTGCGCAATGCGTTGGTTGATTTTAAGGATTCTATCGAGTCTCAGTCTGTTAAACCTGACTGGATGTCAGCTGGTCATTCCTCAGTCGATAAGAGTGGAGACGGAACATCACTCACATCTGACGCAGCACAAGCCCTTTTGCAGCCATTCGACGGAGTACGGGACTAACACGGTTGAGGCTGTCGCGCACTATCAACGCGGCAGCTTCTTCCTTGACATAGCCGAAGGGTATCGAGTTGGCGGCTGGGAGCCTGGACCACACGAAGAGACAACAGTACGGGCAGGCTATGAATGGAAAATCGGACGCTGAGTTAGGTCTCGAAGACGCGTTGATTGATGATGATGAATTACTACCAGATAAGATACTTCGGAATGCCCATCGCTCTAAAGATGGGCACATTGCGTCCAGCCGGAAGCATCACATTGTGGACCCGCGTGATAATATGTTGGTGTTGTATGTATACACACGTGATGAAGAAGGTTGCACAATGCACCGTCACTATGTCTATGCGCCGAGGTTCCTGGCGTATAACAGTTGGCGTGATTTGGCTTATGGGCAGAGCCACGGCGTATCTGTATCGCCAGGAGTTATTGGCGTGTTTGGTTGGAATACTACTTTCGTCAACTTTACGCCCCTTCGCGAAAACGATTTGCTAACAAAGGTAACGAAGGAGAAATTTGTATATGTTAGGCTCACATTTAGTGCCCGCAAGGCTAACTCAAAGACACGGGCAGCCCTCAAGAAGAAACCGCGCAAAAGACATCATCGTTTTGGGAATGGATAGCGAGACCCTATGCGGGCCGCCAATCACCTTTCAATTCTATAGCGAGCAAGTTACTAAGCGTTTTAGCGGCTGCATCTTCCTTGGCAAACGCGCACCCTCAACCGCCTTCCTGGCCCGGTTGAAAATGTTGCCGCCAGGACGTTACCGGATGTATGGACACAACCTAGAATTCGATATGGTGTCAGTGTTCTATAACATCCAGACTAAACTTCTCACTGGAAGCTTTGATTTGCGCATTGGTGACTGGGATATACAAGGGCGGTTCACCAAGCCAATTTTTGCAACGTTTAGGGACGGCGATCGCACCATCGAGTTGGTCGATTCTATTTTGTGGTTTCAAACTTCGCTAGAGAAGGCCGGCAGAATAGTTTGCCCGGATCTTCCGAAGCTACAGCGTCCAGCCGGGCTTGGGGAGAAACAGTTCTCGCCAAATGATGACGTATTTGTTGAGTATGCAATGCGTGACGCTGTTGTTGCGTATCACCTCGGGTTAGCTATAGAGCAATTCCATGAAGAGCTTGAAATACCCTCGCAAATTTCTCTTGCTAGCATGGCGGCGGCCTGCTTCCGCATCAATTACATGCAACGGGATATCTACCAACCTCCCAAGTTTGAATGGATGGCGATGGCAGCGGCTAGTTATCATGGCGGAGTCAATCGTGTCCGGCCCGGTGCTTCGCCGGGATGGCATACCAACGTCTCAGCATTGGACCTGTCGTCAGCCTACCCGTTTGCTATGTCTGGATTCCCAGACTTTGGCAATGCAACGGCATACCGGTCATATAAGCGGGTCAAACGGCGTACTCCTAACTCTGTCCCAAGTCTTGGCATTTACAAGGTCAGCGGAACTGCTTCTAAGTGTGACTGGCCGGCATTATTCGGTCACGATTTCAAACCGTTGCAAGGTCGATTTGCTGGACAAGCGGTTACAGGATTTGAATTGAATGTTGCACTGAAGGCTGGCGAGGTGAAACTAACCTCTATTGAAGGGTTCACCTATGACGACGAATCTGACTACAGCCCGTTCCAGGCATACGTTGCGTATTTTTATAAGATGAAGGCGACAGCAACGAACCCAGTGCTGCGCTATATGTATAAGATCATGCTGAATGGGGTAACTGGCAAGTTTATCCAAACATCGGAGGACTTCACTTTGGTTGATGGCCAGCTGGTGAAGATCCAACGTGCGGGCGGGCTCTACCAGCCATTCATTGCCAGTCTGATCACTGGGCATACTCGCAGCGTCATGCATCCATTAGAGCATCGCTACAAGGCTCTGCACACTGCTACAGACGGCATATTCGCACCAGGGAACCACAAGGGCGCACGCACGAAGGAGCTGGGCGCAGTGGTAGATGAAGGCCACGGCGATCTTGCGCTCTTTCGCAACAAGCTTTACATATTGTATTCAGACAACGAAACCGAAGACACTTTCCCGAGCGAAGTCTTTGAAGGCCGTCACATTTTGAAAGTCGCGCGGCATGGGTTCCAGGGGACGGTTACCAACCTTGAGCAAATGTTGATTTCTGCAGTGCGTGAGTATAAGGTCAACCGTCCGCTCAAGCTCAAGTCTGCCGTGAAGAGCGGAGACTCACCTAACCGGTTTGTCAAGCAATTGCGCAGACTTCACATAGAAGACGAGTTCAAAATCTACAATCATGGCTAGGGGTCGAAAACGCGCCTATCGCTTCATTGATCAACCTCCACGGGCGGACATGAAGCGAAAGTCACCCGATTCGGCGCCACGTCTCTACGAGTGGCTTGTCTCAGAGGGATTCGTTGAGCCTGTCAACACTGTTTCCCGTGCGTCTCGCACGAACCGCCGCGACCGTGGGCGGTCTAACACACGGTCTTAAGAAGGTAGTAACACGACATGGCAAAAGCCAAAGCAAAAGCGAAAGCAAAATCCAAGCGCAATTCAACACGCAACGCAAAAGCGCCTCTACTTCCCAATGGTTACAAGGTGATTGGCCGCGCTCCCAACTGGGACGTGGAAAAGCATCCAGTGATTGAAGGGGAACGCGGCGAAGCCAAAATGGTCACGCTCGATGAAGGCACGAAGAAGGAGCGTGAAGTTCGCACCATGATCGTCCAAGATGAGACAATTGGCGCTGTAAACGTTTGGGAATCCGGCATGCTGTCGGATTTGTTTGACCAAACGGAGGAAGGCGACAAGGTGCGTATCGAGTTCCTAGGGCTGGGAACCGCCAAGCGGGGGCAGAATGCTCCCAAATTGTTTTCGTGTGCTGTTGCTGAGTAACGAAGGCAATTAGGAGCGGAGTCGATATGAGGCGCCCCTGCTGCGAAATGTGCGACAGAACTAACACTCCACTCTCACCAAGAGGTTGGTGCGAACTTTGTGAAAACGAGTTTGCGCGCGTAATGGAGTCCGTTAGATGCGTGCTGAGCAGTGGGTGCGCCTCTCCCATTACTTGTAGGATGCAGAAGCAATGTGTACAGATCCGAACGGCGTTGACCCTTACAACAGCGCCGACTGTTTAGTCTCGGACGCTATTGAATGGATTCCGGCGCACACGTATTTCGGACGGACGTTTACACCACACGAGCTGACAGCCCAGTCGAATACAACACCCGATTCCCCTGCAGCCGGGCTGTTAGAAATTGATACTTAGCTACTTCGTTCAACTCCGCAACGGAAACGTGGACCCACCCGTTAGGCGGGTATTCAAGAATGCACTGATTGAGGCTGGGCAGTTTGAGATTGCGAATGCGCCAGGACAGCTCCAGCGGGGATAGTCCAGGCGTAGTGATGTCTGCCGCACAGCCGGTCATGTGCTGGCTCTTCTTTGAGCCTCCCACCATCGTATTGAGCCAATCGGGGCGGTAGCCTGAGCTGATATGAACCGCTCCAACTGCGGCCCGTATAGGCTCTAGGACTTCGCTACAGAGGCGTTTTAAGTTCGCCTCTACTTGTGGCGTAGGCTCGATGATGCGCCCAGCTCGCACGGCGATCTGAGAGACTAGAAACTCTGATAAGTCGAAATGTTCAGTAAGCATTGTCGCTTGCTCCCATCAACGCCCCATCAAACGGGCTGCCGCCTTCTACAGATGCCGTCTCCATGTTCTGTGCGGTTTGCTGCTCTGTTCCTGGCGGCGTCTCTGCTGGCGCAGGCGGCTGGGCAATCGCCGTATCAATCTGCTGGCCAAGTGCACTAGGCTCCAATGGAGGCAGGGGTGCCGGCTGCAATGCGTTGAGCTGGGGTTCCCCCTCCAACGTGTTGAAAATCCGATTGAGCACACTTGCGGCAATGTGGACTTTTGGAAACGGGATCATGACTCTAACACCTTTTTCATCAGTATCTTACGTTGCACAGTATAACCATGTTTCTCGACAAGCGGTTTCCAGCCAGGGCGCCCAACGCTAATAACCATCCTGGCACCGCGTTTACGGGCCATTGCCTCGATTGCCAACAGCCCGCTTTCAGCAGCAATATCTGATTCACCTGTCACAGTCAGAATGTTGCAGGTTTCTCCGTGCTCACAGACGCCCCAGCCTATCAAAGCAAAGGCTCCATGTGGCAATGTCCATATTTCAATATCGCCGTTACGAAGCGCCTTAACGAACTGCTCTTTACTGAGCAGCCCATGACCAACCCGCAAGGCTTCAATAGCTGTCTTCAGTTGGTCGGACGAGAGGGCGCTTTGTGCCCCTGCAGAAAGCGTACTACGTTCGGGTCTTGCCATAGGTCACCTTGGCCAAATTGGCCCGGTAGAGTTGGAGGACGATACTGTTGGTGTATGTAATCTGGCCCGCTGTAGACGCTGTTGATGGGGGCGGCTGGTTTCTTCGTTGCGATAGTCGGAACTTGGGGAGCTGGAAGGAAATTCAACTCCTTCATGTTGCCGGAAACGTAGTCGCGCATAGTATAGTCTGTCGGTAGCATTCCTTGCTTTTGTGCGAAAGCGCCTAATGCGTCCGACTGCTGTCCAAGTTGCCCCATCTTCTGTTGGGTATACTTGGTGTTATATGCCTTCATGTTGAGGGCAATACGGTTGTAGTCCTCCTTGGTTACTTTGAAGTCTTCAGACTTGACCCATGTCGCGATCCCGCCGGCAATATCAGAGATTGCTCCACCAACGATTGGAATATGACTGAACGCGCCGCTACCCTCTTTGATGGCGTCGATCATGTCTGGCGCATCCTTGTACATACCGTTAACGCCATAACTCAATAAGTCGGCCAAGATGGCCTTATTGAATGGTTTATTAGGATCGAAACCCGGCTGATTGGCAAGGTCCAACACACGCATGGCTTGTTGATCAAGATTGGTAGCTTGCTCAACATTCTGTTGGAATTGGGAACGATAATCGTTAGCGGCAGTCGTGACTAACCCACGTTGCATCGAATGTGCGGCAGCCAATTCGGTGCGCTGTTGCTCAACGTTACCCTGCATCACGCCTTGCACAATGTTTGTGGCGTTGGTTATCAACTCGCGGCCCGACTCGTCTCCAGCCTGTAGTCGCATCCAGCCGTTAGCGTTCATTAGCTTAGCATGTTGGAGCAGTCGTTGAGTATCCGGGTCGGAGTACCGCATTTGGCCATCAATCTCCTCTCCAACGCTATTTGTTTCGCCGCGCATATTGCGGGCTTCTCTGGCTTGTTGGTCCAGATAGTTATCCTGCATACGCTTTGCAGTAACGCCTGCGGCAAGACCAACAAGGAGCCCTAATGGTCCCATAACCGTTGAAGCCGCGCCTCCATAGAGTAGCCCTGCCTTAAGCGGAGACAATCCACGATAGGGGCGCCCAAAGGCTTGAGACTGCGAGGCACTATTGACAGTTACGTCTGACGCAGGGCGCTCTACTGTTGACTCGTCTGGTATCTCGTCCATTATCCTAACCCGCCTTGGCCGGCAGCCTGGAAGTTCCAGGCATGGCCTGTTGATTGATTGGTGCCGAAAGACTTGGCGATAGCTTGCGCAATGCTGGAGCTAAAGTTGGTTGACTGTGAAGAGTTGAGAGTTGTTGGCCCACCATAGACTTGCGCCAGCCGCCCGTAAATATCCAAATCGTTATTCTGTCCAGACTGCAACAATCCCAATAGAGAGGGCAACGCCCCGAGCCCAGTATTAGCGGCAGCAAGCGAGTTGCCGGCAACCGTTGTTGCGGCGGCATCCTTTCTGGCTTGGTCTGCGGTGCGAATCCCAATCGCTTGGGAGCTGAACTGTCGGGCCAACGAATCCATCGCGAGCCCCTGCGCAACACCTTGCCGCCCTCCGCCTAGATTGCCGCTCGATACAGCATCTGCTGTAATTGCGGGGTTAAACTGATCAGTGAAAAGTTGCCCCGTGTCCTTTTGTAACTGGGCAATCTGTGAGTCTGCAATGCTGGAGTCTTGAAGGCCACTCTCCAAATAACTTGTACCAGCGTTTGTGTTGCCGGCCATCAGCTTGGTCAGCAAATCGTTTCCGCCGGTGAACAGTTGTCTAGCTGCGCCTGTTATCTCAGAGCCGCCCGCTGTAGCATTGCCCGCAGCAGCACCAGCACGCTGCATAAGCTGTGTTATCAAATCGCTATTGAAGACAGTTTGGCCGCTTGTAGACTGCCCGCCGCCTAAGCTGACAGAGTTGCTTGTACTGTCTGATTGATTCCAGCCAGAAGCCTGTTGCTCAGACTTCCCCATTCCCAACATTCCGCCGCCACTCATTTTACAATCTCCAAGAATGATGTCGAATAATGAATCGTAGCCATTGTCTTAGTCTCCTACGATTAGTAGAACGGCACTTTTCGCGCAGTTCCATTGATAGTTACTCCGAGATACCCTGCAGGAGTCGCAGGCAACGCCCCCGCTCCGCCAGCTGCTGGCGATGCAGTTGTGACAGTCTGGTTTGATAAGTCCAATGCCAACCCGATTGCTGCAGTAGCACCACTGCTGCCGGTGACGGTTATCCCAGCATCTATAACTATACGGCCTGATGCGCCATTGTTGGCTACCAGCTGCAGCTTATGGTCCGACTCAAGCGCGATATCTGTGTTGGCAGAGGAAGTCTTTCCAATATATCCGTATCTAGTTCCACTGGTATCTTTAAATACCATGTAGCCTGCAGAGGCAGATGTGGAGCCATTGGTGTATAAGACTGGGATGTTTGCTGTTAGGTCGGCAGCTAACTCAAAAATAGGTTGTCTGGCTGTAGCGCCTCCAGTTGGGCAAACCTCCCAATATATTTTTAATCCGAGGTGCGAGCCATCCCAATTTTCAGTTGTGACAACTTGACATGAACCAACTGAACCGCTGATTACCCCAGCAGCATAGCAGCCCCTATAGCCTGTAGAGGCTAGGAAATCGCCGGCTTGTATTGGCGTTGGTGCAGCCAGGGTTCCTAGTGCACGCACATAATGCAGTGTATTCTGAAAGACGGTCCCGCTAGGACCATATGTGCTATAGCGAATGCCTTGCGAAGTGCTGTTGTCGTTAACAATGTCTACTCGGTGCGGCGGGTCTCCAGCGGTTGGGTTTGGATTCTCAACGGTTGTTCCAATGATAACTGCAGTTGGCAACCCGAGGAACTTTTGAACGTTTAGCCAGTTAGCTTTAATTTTCTCCAACGTGTTTAGAGCAGCCTCAATCTTGGCCAACTCCTGGTTAACAAACGTCTTTAAATCCTGCCCTGGCAGAACTGGGGTGCGTACATAGCTAGTAAGTGCCATTGTAAACCGCCTCTATAGTCATGCGGTCAATCGTCCAAACATCCGTCCCAGTTTGGTTAACTTCGATCGATATAAAACGTCCACAAACCTCGTATGGAGTTCCACCGCCTTGTCGAGCTACGAATGCACCCCAAGTTATAGGTTTGTCTGTATCGTTTCGCCATCCAAGTCTAAATAGAGTCCCTGTAAAGCCAGCGCCGCTACCCTCTACCCAAACCCGCGTTGTCAGCTTGAGCTGCCTGTCATCATCGAAGGTCAGGTCATACCGGGCAATCTTGCCTGTGACACTCACTTGGTCTGCAGTATCTTCAACGTAGAGCTGTGTATTCTCAGCAACCACAACTTGCTGCTTGCTGGCGGTCACGCCTCCGTCCCAGCTGCTGGCGTCTGTATCCCAAGCGGTCGCATCCGAATCCCACGTATCATTTACAACCGTGTCCTGCACCAACCCCGTTGTGCCACAACGGACTTGGTTTAAATCACGTGTCGTCCACGTGTCACGACGTTCGTCCCAAACGTGTGCTACGGTGCAGAAGGTATTACCTGCCTCGGGCACACAGATCCATACTTCACGCTTGCTCAAATCCCGAATGACGAAAGCATTGAGCTGGTTAGTATCGTCTATCTGGCTAGCGAGATAACGCTTAATCCTACCGTCCGCAATGCTTTGCACGCGAATGCCATCAAACAGAACAACATCGTCATTACCGACAACAAGATGTTGAGTATCAAGATCGGCAATGCAATGAGTAGACAGCGCCCCAACGTTCCTATTGACAGGACGAAATGAGAAGATGTTGGTAGGCTGCTGCCCAACATATTCTGAGAGATAAATTGATGTTGGTTTGTACAAAAATAACTGATTCCCCAAAGGTTTGCCGCAAACGATCCGGCCTGGAGTATCCGCCAGAATAGCCGTCCCAGCTTCATTGCTAGAGCTGGGAGTCCAACTAGCCGGCAAAGCTCCTGGCGCAGCCGCATCACTCCATACAACCATGTTATCAAATGCGCCGCTCCCATTTGTTATATTGAGGGCAAACACGTGAAATCTGAAAGCCACAACTGCCTTGGCAACCTGCCCCACTGTCCACCCTGGAACTGTGGCGGCGAGATGCGCCCCATTGCCATCCCATGAAGCAACAGGGTCTTTGCCATTCGTAAAGACCGGAATCCCGTTTAGTACGGTGCTAGACCATTCATACGGGCTGACAATCGCAGTTATAACCGCTGGTGTAATATCGTTCGCAACTCCTGCGCGTACGCCATAAATCTTGTTGGTTCCAAAGATCATCCACCAGTTGAAGGTATTGAGGAATACATTCAGTAAATGTCGAGGGTCTGTTGGTGCCGCACCATAGCAAGTCCTCCGCCCCCCTTTGCGGCTGGGGAAACCCCTACGGGTGTTGACATTGTGCGCCAGGGATAGGTATTGGTCTGCTATCTCAAGCGAATCTATGTCGAGTATGTGCCCACTGGTAGGGCGGAGGACTTTTTCCACTGTTGCGTGCTCCGTTACTTGTTGGCCAGTCCGTTGCGCAGAAAAATTCCCATGAGACCTGTAAGCCCCATTTGAACTGCCTCTGCCGCTCCAACCTGCCCCGTTGCGACTCCGGCCACGGCGGTCAAAACTGCCGCAGCGCCGGTTATGTAGGTCTTCTTACCCTGGAGCCAATTCACAATTGCACTCACCTCTGTTGCCTCACTGTTGTTTCCAATCGATCTAAACGCCTCAAGATTTCAGTGTATTGCGCCTGTGTCGTGGCGGTCTGAATCTGCAACTGAATAACCGCATTGCTAGCACGGGCTGCGGTGTCTTCTGCTTCTTTTAGCCGATTTGAATAGGCGCCCCAAGATATTCCCATGCCGGCAACAGTCGAAACCAACGCAATTAGAGTTGTAACTCCCAACCGCGCCTCCTTAACTGCCTTGACGTCAATGGTCTTGTAGGTGCCTGTATCCATGAATGCCTCAGCTTAATGCAAAGCCAACTGTTTTAGTGTTCTCTGCAGAAGTCCAGCCGCTATTGGCTGGAATAATCCAGTCCCATTCAGTTGATCCGCCGCCCTGCCCGTAAACATCAACCAAGTTTTGCCGGAGAAAAAGCGAGGTTCCATCAGCCCGTAGTACCTCCAGAGTATCAAAGAAGTTTTGCGCTACCAATCCACCAAAGACAATGCGAAAGTTTGTGCTGGAACCAGAATCCAACACGTTTATTGTCTGCCCTCTGAATGTGCGGTGCACCGTGCTGATGGTACCAATACCAAGCCCTGTGCTAAAGCCATATACTCCGCCCGAAGTTCCGACGGTGCATCTTCGCCAGTCACGTTGTCCAGCTTGGCAGCCTTGCTGCGCGAGCAGAATACCGCTCATGACAGACCAACTCCAAACACCCGTACATCAGTTCCATTGCTGATTAAAGTAACAACGCCTGCCGCGTTAAGGGTTCTAGTACCAGTGGGAGGCGCCGCGTTGCCGCCATTGAGCCATCGCAAGTTTCCGCTCACGGTTTTTGTCAACGTGATGGCTGCGCCCGTTTCATTGATAACCAACGTACACTGATTGGCGGCAAGGGCGGGAATGTTGACGTTGGAACCTGTCGTTAGCCTAACAACCTTGCCAGCATCACCAGCTACAATCGTATAGCTGGCGGCTTGCACATTCTCTGGTACGCCGCGCATGTCTTCAACCGGGCCGGTAACTCCTACCAGCCGGTTAAACTCCGTCGGAGTTGGGTTAATGGCGGCAGTGGCATTTGGAAACGTGCTTTGCAGCACGCCTTTTATCAGCCGCAGATGATCATCACCTTGTGCCTTCGGGTCCGTTGCCCCTACCGGATTGGTAGAAACCAACTGACTAATAAAAGTTGCGCTCTCTAGTGCCATGTTAGTAACTGCTTTTCCATTCGGTGTTGTAGGGGTTGGCGGATCTTGCCCCGCCTAGAAGCTTCTTCATCTTGCGGTTAATCTCATCGATTGCCGCGTTGACACTCTGAAACATTGCGGTTGCAGCGTCAAAGTCACGCGCCCGCTTCCAAATCGAAACTTGTATTGCCTCCTTATAGACATTCGGATAGTCGTTCAAAAGAGTGTTGCTATCTCCCGCCGACAACAGAGCCGTCGGCATGCCGAAATAATGGACCGAAAGCGTATCCCCCGCTCCAGGGTTGCCAGCAACTTTAATGGTTGTCGGCCTGACCACATACGCCAGCACCTGCGAAAGACTGGAATAGGTGTTTATATTGGTCTCATCAACTTGATCCAGCGGAAGCCCATCGCTCCTGAATACATGCCGAACGAGTGCAATGTCGCGGGCCGGGAGATTGTAAACCGCAGAGCTGGGCGCCACTCGGGCGGTATCATCCAACGTTGCCTCAAGCGCGTAAAACTCCAGGCGCTGTCGTATGATCGACTCCGCTTCGATCATGAAACGGTCTTGATATGTTGTCTGCAAATCTTCGCGATGTGTATCGCTGAATGCGGCAGTTAGGATGGTGCTACGATCCATAGGGCTTTCCTATAATCCCGTTGCGAATGATTCCGCGCGTGATTTTGCCAACGCGGTAAGGTTCCGAAAATGGAGACCGTTCAAAAGCCTCCCAAGCGGCAGTCATCGCTGCAGGATCTTTATAGTCATCAAGCCCTGGATACAACCGCTTAATGGCTTCAAAATCCTGATACGGAATCCGCATTGTATGCCGCGCAAACGGTGCATGTTGATGTGGGTCAACGCCCTCTCTAACACGCTGTACGGATTCTAAAATCGACTGCCGCCCGGGATTCATAGTCAACTCCTTAGATCAGGTCACTGCTACAGTTGGGTCTGCATCGCGGATCTGAAAGTTGGCGCGCTCAAGATACGCTTTCAACATCCAGTCAACGTGCAGCATCTTGCGGAAAGAAAGCCCGAGTTTGGCCAGAGGGTCAACCTTCCAGCCGTACAAGAGCCCCAGCTTCCAGAAGCGCGGGTCAATGCCGAAGACATCGCACTGAGTAGCACTGTAGGTCTGCTGCAGACGGTTCGGAATCAGCTGCATCATGAAGCCAAAATCCGTTTTGAACGCATCCACAAACATCTGCGCAGTCTGTGATACGCCATCGCCAGTGCCTTGAACGTTCTGAGTTGCCTTCGCAGACAATGGAGTGCCAATCAGATACTGCCCAATGCGCTTCGTCATGCCTGGAACAGACATTAACACCGTTGGGTTGCCGCCAAGCGTATAGACGTTTTCGATCTGAGTCGAAATTAGCGCCCACGTCAGCGCCCGCTTGGTTCCATTGGTTGCAGCAACAACCAACTTGGTGCCAGTGTTGAAACCACCCGCCGCTCCGGTTGCTCCAGTATTGATGTTGGTTTTGATGAATGCCGCCATCGTCCCAGTTTTGCCGGCTGTTGCGTTGTTGTCGTCGGCAACTGATGCCTGATTACTAAGCGCAATTGCCTCTACGTCTCGACGAAGCTCCTGCAGCCTGCGGGCGGTTTGATATCCCATTTCATCAGACCGTCCAACTGAGCTGACGGCCTGCCCACGTTCGGTCACCATGACCAACTTTTCACTGATCTGAGCTTGATTGCCGACACGCAACGCATTGGTCACGTTAGCGTTGTTGTTACCGCTGGCGGCATCCGAGCCGGACACAACGGCATTTGCCGTATTGGGAGCCGACAGTTTATCTTCGGACCATTCCGAATAGCTGTTTGTAAACCCGTCAGTGCCAATCATGTCCAAAAATGGCGTTGGGATATCGGAGCAGTCAAAGATGGTGTCTAATACGTCCTCCCGAATAAGGCCGCCGGCCAAGACGGACTTAAGGTCAGCAACGTCCAAGTAGTCGGCAGGCTGTGCCGCCAACGTCATTGGTCCTGAGTAGTCAAAGGACTCAACATGCTCAACCTTCAGGGTTGCCCAGTCGATTACGCCCTTGGTTATAATCTTGCGAGTCGTCACAGTAATTACACCTTATTGAAGTTAAGAGTTAGGTATCACCAAACAGATTGCGGATTCGCGCAGCCTGATCTGGAATGACTCGGCTCTGTCGAGAGGTGTTGCTGTTGGGCTTCGCAGCGCCCTTGGCTGCCTTGCCACTGGTACGCTGCCCAGTGACCGGCTTGCCGCTCTTCACTCGTGCCAATGCCTCTTTGATGCGTTTGTCACGCAAGTAAGAGTCGCGAATGAATTTCAACGCCCTATGATCTACAACCGTTGATAGGAACGTGCCTCCGAGCCCATAATCCTCCAACAGCTCGATCATGCCGGATATATCCTCCGTGCGGCGCTTCTCATCGCGCCATTCCGGTATGTGTTCCAACGTCGCTTGTCGCTCCCGATTCATCGTAGCTTCGTGCTTCTGACGCACTTTATCTAGGACTGCGGGGGTCAACTGCTCTTTTGGTATCAACGCCATCAGCTCGCGCATTTCCGTTTGCGCTCTCAACAACTCACCTTCAGCCTTGACGCGCCTTTGATCAAACTGCGCCTCCCGGGTCTCCAATTCAACAAGCTCTCCAACGCGGTCCTTCAGCTCACCTAGGGTTAGCGGCTCTGCGCCCTGCGGCATTGGGACCTTGATTGCATACGCTTGCTCTGGAGTCAGGTTGTAACGCTTCATCAACCTATCGATGGAATCGACAGGCTTTGACGGGTCATCATCCGTTCCGCTCTCGCTTCCAGGGGTATCGCCGTCCTCAGCAAACAACTCCGCCAGACTTAGCTTTTGAGGCTCGTCGCTAGACTGCACCCCGCCGCCAGCCGGCTGTTGCTTCTTATCTCCAGCAGTGCTAGCCGCTGGGCTTGTATCACTGATCGCCGTCTCTGACGATCCGTTTTGCTGTTGCATTTATCTCGCTCCTAATTAGTTGAATTGATTGAACACGTACCCAAAGTTGCTCTCGTTCCTCTACTGTCTTCGCAACGCGCCATGCTGTAATCGTATCTTGCTCAACTTGCGTCAGACACTTCGGCAGCAGCCTGCTTGCCAGTAGATTTTTCGCGTCTCTCACTTCCTCCAGCGTCGCCATCTGCGGCACCTTTACCGCGCATAGCGGTTGTTGCAGTTTGTTTTGCCTTCACCATATCCAGCACGCCTTGCACCGCCAGCTTGGCTTCTTCAATCTGTGCACCAAGCACAGTGTCGTAATACTTAAATTGCAACTCACTGTCGCCTTGATACTTATCTAAGGCAACACGCAACTGCTCAAGGGCAATGGCCTGTTGCATTAGGGCGTCTTGCTTCGCCTTACTGTCTTGAGCAGCCTGAGATTTGTCCAGCATAGCTTTCTGCGCCGGAGGCGTGCGCGGGTCAATAAAATACTTCTCTGGAGTTTCAATGTCGTTAATACGTAACCAATCCATGCAAGCAGTATAAAACCCTTGCACGTTTACCAACACATCCTCCATACCCGCCTGCGCCAGCTCAGCCATCGTCTTGATAAGCGTCATTAATACTGCTGCTAGCCGCTGCCGCTCTCCAACCGAGGCACCAAGGTTGATTGTTACAGACTCTCTAACCTGCCATTCAGACGGATTGGTTCTAACCCATTGGTTGCCGCGTTTGAACTGAATAATCTCCGGCCACTGAGTCCGCAGTGTTTCATGTCCGATAAGGTACATTGACCTAATCAACGTGTTGGCTAACATACGTGTCATAAAAGCAGCCAATTGCTCCATAACACTATAAGCCCTATCGAGCCCCATAGAGCCAACACGATCGTTAAGTTGCATCTGACCTGTTGCCATATCGAGAGTGGCGCCACCCATTTCTGAGCGTACTCTGCGCATATGCTCGATGTTAGCAAGAATGTTGGCGCTAGTATCTGGAACAGCGAAGGCGGCGACAGCTGCCCGAACATCTGCCACAACTCCAGGCTTAACGCGGATACTGCCGTTAGTTCTGCCATCGTTAAGGTCAGACTCTTCAACCAAGCCATCGAAATGCGCAGTTCTATTTTTGTTGGTTGCATTCAAGTTGTCCTGTAACGCCCGGTTCAAGGCGGTAGACGAATCCTGTACTGCCTTGAGCTTATCAAACAGACTGATCCCTATGAATGTATGCGGATTGATGATGCAAACGCCGGTTGCATAGCAAATCAGGTCTGCTTCGACATCCTCAAGAATGTAAGAGCCGCTGACAGCGACTCTGTGCAACGTCGAGCCGCCGTCATCGTCCTCCATCTTCAAATAACATTCATACCACTCGACTAACTCCTGGCTCTTATCGATTGGGTTAACTGAGTTTGGAGACATATTGCGTGGGAGCCGACCATAGGCTGCTGGTTGGAAAGGATTGTTATATCGAGTTAATTTGTTCACCTTCCAGCGGGGATAGCCGCGCTCGATCAAAGTAGAACGAGTATCAACATGCCGTTCCGCACAAAAAGGGATATCTTCCAAATCCTGACGATGCCAATACTTTGGGAAGAGAAAATTTTCTGTTGCCAGAGACTCTACACGAAATTTGCGAGTTGTCTTTGTAACTGTTGCGCTCAAAGTGCCAGTTTCTGGATCATATGAATGCACGTCTGTTGCTCCGATTTTATCAAGCACATCCGTAACTATCTCGGGGGCAACTTCACTCTTGTGAACGGTTCGGCGATGAGTACGCTCATCAATATACACTTTGATGATAGCGTTGCGCACGAGCAAGGAATCTTTGATTGAGCATGCAACCTCGACAAATCCATTCTGCCGTTTGAAAAGCATTTCATGCACACAATCTGTCTCAAGCTGCGCTTGCTCTTCGTCAGCTTGGTCATATGAACAGAACTCCGCTATACGCTTGCCACCGAGCGGCTCTGTCATGATCGCCAAGTTGCCATCAACCATGCTTGATACGTCGCCTGAGACAATCTGCGATCTTCCAGCAATTTCGTCACCGCGCGCCCGCTGAAAATAATAGTCATATGCCAGCCGGCGGGCTTCTGCTAGCTCGTCGCCTTCGTATCCAATGCAGTTGACCAACTGAATCTTGATACGCTGCGCTAGCTCAATCTGATCTTGCGACTGCTGGGCCATGTTAGATTACGCCTCTATCATACTTTGAATAGTCGAGTGGTTTGCGCGAAGGCTCTTTAGAAAATACTTGCGCAGTGTGCACAACTGCCAACGCTTGCGCGATGGAGTCGTGGGTTAAGTCTTCATCATTCACGTCTCGATATGGAGTGTAACTCATAGAGAAATCCGCTAGGGTCTCACGGGCCGCAGACGTGCAAGTACAAATGTTGAGTATTGCCGCCGCATGCCCTTGATGCATGTGCTCCTGCTGATTCAAAGGCGCAGCCACCACTCCATAGCCATCGAGCGCAGAAAACAACGTCGGGTCTGGATCTATGGCATGGTGTATCAAGAGACTAGACGGATGCCGCCGCGTGACTGCCTGAACCGCATCTGTAATGTTTGATTCCCGAAACGTATTGACGCTGACAATGTGCCGGTCTTCAAACGCAATCGCGGTAATACCTTCTTTGTAGGTGCCCCAAGCAACCCGCAACACTCTATTGGTTGGCACTGCTGGACGTGGGTCGAGCGCAAGGAGTCGAGAATGCTGGCGAGCGAAGATCGCTCCAGCACTGGCTGCGTCTGGATCGCAATAGAACTCCTGACGCACCAAGCCAGGGTCCATGCCGTCGCGTATCTCCTTATCGATGTCTTCCTGTGTGATGATTGGACTTCCATCTGCACGGTGCGTGTCATCAATAGTACGCAGGCTAGTAAACCAGTCCTCCAATTCGCGAACTGTTTGAAATAGCCTCCAGGCATGGTTGCGCCCTCTAAAGGTTGTAATGAACATTGCCCAACCTTTGTTCTCTACCAAAATTGGCCGGATGTAATCCCATGCTGCCGGATCACACAACGCCCACTCTGAGAACACTACACCACACGGGTTGGAACCAACCATACGATCATAGTTATCCGAGCCCAACATCTGCCAAGACGATCCACACGGGATAGAGAACGACATCTCAGTATCATTTTCGTTGCGCCGCTCAGTGAACGCGCGATCTATAAATCTCTGCCCGGTGTTGGCATCAATGCCCTTCCAGATAGCTCGCTTGGCCTGGATGTGGAAAGGGAATAGATGCCAATACGAACCAACACGCTCCAACATCCTACGATGAGTGAAGTCCAAAGCGAATACGTCTTTACCTGCGCGACGGTGCCATGCAAGGAAGTGTCTGCGTCTGCCGGCTTTGAATGCATCTTCTGCCTCTTGTTGGTGTTGATACAGAGACAGCCGTTGAGGCGTCTTCTTCTCAGCTACTTTTGCTTTGGCTTTAGACATGGCTTGACATTATACCCAAGACGTGATTTGCCCGCCAGCTATGTAAAATGCATGACATAGATCCTATCTATCAACAGCAGCGTGTTAGATAGACGCTCCAAACCAACCTTCGGAATCGTTGGCAATCAGACATTTCGTTGCACATATCTACTATGCATAAATAGCGAGCAGAGGCCTATATTTATAGGGTTTGCGTGTGTTGAGTTGCAA